TATTCTCCTTAGTTAAGAGCTCCCTAAGGAGCTCTTATAATTATTTATTATACGCCGTTAATGTTACTAGCTGGAGCATTCATTTGCTTCCAAGTAGTTCCATCTGAAAATACATATCCTGCTGCTGACGAAATACAGTCAGTAGTATATACACATGCGCCTTCACTTTCTGTAGCAATCAAAACACCTGCAGAGCTTGTAATAGTAGTTACGTTTGTAAATGCGAAGGGAGTATTTCCACCTTGTTCAGTGTCATTTGCTCCAGATCCTGCGTTTATGTTTGGTCCACCAATGAATCCGTTTAAAGAAACCACTGGTCCTGTAAAAGTAGTATTTGCCATAAGTATTATCCTCCTAGTTAATTCCACATAGTCTCTAGGCTGTCGACTATACGCGTCTATGCAGAATATTTTTATGTATAGTGATTATTTTATAGACTATTTTTTAAAATAGAGCAAGAAGTCCTTATAGGGAAAATATGTATTACAGCGATAAATAGCGTGGTTTACTTAACCAGCTATAGAAAACTCAGGAGCAAGAGAATCTACCTTAACTTGGTGTAACATCTCTTTTGCTTCAGCCTGTTTAATATGGCTGATAGTATTGCGAATTTCTTCGTCAATCCTAACCATGTTTAAGGTATAAATACCTTCTTTAACATGATCCTGCTCCCACTTTAATTCAAGCGATCTTTTCTTGTGGTAAAGATCCTTGATGTGATTGTATTCCATTAACAATCTCCTCGTAGGTTATATAACGAACATTTTTTTGTAAATGTCTGTCTTCAACGAAAGATATATCTTTTTTTCCTATTTTGTCAAGGATAGCATGTTCAATACCTATCGCCGTATCTAAGGCTTCAATATCAAAATCTGCTTTATGTTGGTAGGCTTTTATCTGTACTCGAAATTTCTTCATCATGGTTCGTCCTTTCTATCAAAAAGAAACGGCCCCGTAAAGGGGCCATCTCAAATAAAAAATGTTTAATAAGAACTACTTATTAAGCACCTGGTGAAGCAAAAATACCTCTGAAGTCAGAAACTCCAAAAGTGTATCTCTCTCTCGCTCTATATTGAACGTTACCAGTTTGGAAATCACCTTCCATTTTAGTATTGATTGGTGATCTCACAAAGTATTTCATTCCGTTTGGCACATCTGTAGTGATGTAAAACGCATTTGGATCTGTTAGGTAGTTATTCACTACATAACCTTTAGGAACCATTCCCATAGATCGGATTGCGTTAATATCATTGTCAGCTGTTCCAACTCTGTTTGCAGACTTCATAAGTCTTTCAGCAGTAAATTGAAGCTCAGAAGGAATAATCATTTTTACTCCTTTAGCCGCAATTTTAAGACCTCTTTCGTCTGTCATTGCAGCAATATCAATTAAAGACTGCTCCAATGAAGTTTCGTTAAGATCCGCTGCAGTTGCTAATGTGTTAGAAACAACACCAGCAATAGTTGGATGTGCAGTGTTAAACAAAGTTACACCGTCTCCTGAATTATATGAACCACTTGGTAGTCCATTAATCAAAGGATTAACAGCTTTAACTTGTTTAGTGTTTGCCATACTTCTAGCCAACGCTTTAGTGTATCTAGACGCAAGTCTGTCATACAAGTTATCTTCAATCGCTTCTTCTGTGATTGAAAATGCCAAAGCGATAGTTTCCATAGTGTATCTAGCAGAATAAGTCTCTTGAGCATTGTCAAAAGTAACTGCTGAACCTTCCGGTTTAACTTGCGCATTAGCGAAACCTGATAACATAACTTCTTCTTCAAACGCTCTGTCTGAAGTTTCAGTTGCGTAGATTTCCGCATGTTGGTTTTCGTATTGTTTGTACTCCAAGCCGAACAGGGCGTTCAAACCTGGCTCTAGTTCTTTAACTAGTTGTGATCGTGATATAGCCATATGATTATACTCCCGTTACTTGTTTTAACAAGTGTTCATTGATTGTGACAACCCAATTAACATTAGCTGCGCCAATTTCATTGTTTGTCGGATCTTTAGAAACACCTATGATCTTTAATTGACCATCAGTTGCACTTAAAGAAGAGTCATCTAATTCTACTTTAGACAAAAAGTTAGGTGAAGCACCCGCTAAGTAGACGATGTCCGCATCGTTGAATACATCTGTTTGAGCAGATGCACCTGCATTGTTTGATTGTACTTCAAATCTTTCGTAAGGATCGTCAGAAACGAATCCTACGATATCAGCAGCTGCATTAGCAGCGGCTAAGTGATTTGCCCATGTGGGTTTATCGGTAGATGAATCAGTATAGAAGATACCATTAAGTGATCCTAGTAATACATCTCCTGCTGCAGCCACACCAACAGTTCCAGTGTTAATTCCTTTAACTGGATCTCCTTGGTAGATAGCTGTTGCACTTGCTGCAATACTATACTCACTTAAACCTTGGTTATCACTATTCTGACCAACTTTTCCAATTGCTCTCAATCCGAAAGCACTGTCTTTGTTTGCCATATTGTTTTTCTCCTTTGTAATTAGTTCTTATGAACCAATTACGGGTTAAGTTTATTTAATTCGTTGGTCTTGAATTGTTAAAAAATTAACTTTTCTTTGAACCACCGAAGGTTACACGACTCTGTCGATCACTATTGATCGGCATAGCTGAATGCTGTTCCTTCATGAGATCGTTATTCACTGCATCATCCTGATCTTTGCCTTGTTTAGCATAATAATCAGTGTACTGTTGCGCGAGCTCTTCCGGTATCCTAGCCAGCAATAGGCCGCCTACTCCGATCACTCCCTTGTATTTGCCGTCTTCAACTGCTGGAAAATCAAAGTCTGGATATTCATCAGAACGAACTAATTCATAACCAGATCGTAATCGACCGGCTACGTTTTTCGTATCCTGAAAACCCATTGACTCTGCTCTAATCCAACGATGTTTGAATCCTGTTGGCGCAGGGGGTGCATCTAAAGCTGATGGTGGAGACCAAACCTTTGGTCGAGATGTTTTATCTCTAGTTTGACTCGCACGTGAAGTTGTCGTTTTTTTATCTTGTTCCATATGCCTATACTCCTTCCGTGATGTTTAATTGTTTCGCATATTCTTCTAGTGGCACACCTAATTTTCTAGCAATTGCTACCTGTGAGGATGTGAGCGTCACAGTTTTTTTGCGACCGGTTTTAACACTTCGCCTTGCTGAGGCTACTACTTGTGTCGGCTTGGTCGATTCCGTACTTGTAGTATTAGCAAATTTGGTAGGAAATGCAACTCTTATTCTCTTATCGAGCTCAGAGTAATATTCATCCGAAGATGGATCATAACCTTCCTCATTTGTTAAGGTCTCATGTAGATCAAAAGCCGTGTAAGTCATGGGCTTATCTGTCCCAAACCAACGATTTTTTGATCCCCAATGTTCCGCTTTAGGATCTGGTCCAGAAGTATTAGATACAGGCTGTCTAGGAATATTAACATTATCCATCGTAGGAATAGTAGTTCCTTCGGATAATTCTTCCCTAGCTGATTTTTGTTCTAATAATCTACCTTCTTCATAACCTAAACGAGAAATCTCTCTTTGGATATCTACCTCTAAACTAATATCATCTGCTTCTCTAGCGCGTGCAAGTCTTGCTTTAGCACCTTCTATCGCAGCAGCTAATTTAGCTTCTCTATCCTTTAAGCTGTTTGTTTCTAACGAAGAATATTTTCTTCCTAATTTATCTGCAGTGTCCTTTTGAACTCTTGCATAATTAATAGCTTCGTCTTTTTGACGTTCTGCTTCTCTCCATTTTTTAGTGAGTTTCGCGATTCGTCTTTGCACATCTTTTGAATAAACTTCTAATTCGTCTTTCTTTTCTTCTGTCTTAACTTCTTCTTTTTCTTCTTTTTCTTCTGTCTTAACTTCTAGCTTCTCGTCGCTCGCATCGAGAGTCGAGGCGCTAGTGTCTTCCGAAACAGGTATTTCTGTTTCTTCTGTAGATGTATCTTCGGACGTGATCTCAACTTCTTGATCAGGTGACGAAGTATCTATATCCACCATATGTTCTTCTTTGTCTGGCATAGTATTCTCCTATGTTGTTGTTAAAATGAATGAAAGATATCTTCGGGATCTTCCACCGTTGCTAAGACTTCATCGTCATTAAGCAAACGTACTTCCCCGCCGTCTATTAAGATTCGGCTTCCTGCATATCTTGCAAAAATAACCCAATCTCCTTTTTTACACCATGGTCCTTCGGGAAATTTTCCCTTGTCATAACAATGAGGTCCCATAGCTAAAATTAATCCACAAGTAGACGCAACTTGTGATCGTTCTATAGATTGTTCAGATAAATAAAGTCCACCTTTAGTTTTAGAAGTTGCTTTAAAAGGCAAAACTAACATTCTCCAACCGGTAGGGGTGGGTAATTTTGAAGTGGATTTTTCTTTTATCTTATCTTGAGCGTCAGCTTCTTTATTTACTTTTTCTGCTATAGCTTTATTTTCTTTTTCGTACTTTTCTTCCAAAGCAAACTTAGTCTTTGGTACTTCCTTTTCCGAGGTTGATAACGTTTCCGTCGTCATAGTTATTGTGCTCCTTATTATCTAGCAGGTTAGAGATTTCCTGAATTATATATTGGTAGGCATGCGCCTGTCCTAATAAGTACTTGTATTTGTCCATATTGTCAACACCTCCTGAGATCATTACATCTCCAATGTTTTGATAGCTGGTATTGAGTACTTTTTGTATTTTTTGTATGACGATAATGTCGTCTGGTTGTTGCTTCATTTAGCAGTTCCACTTTCTTAGAGACTTATTAATTCTGCTATCCGGGTCTCTTGCCGTCTTTGCAGAGGTGAGTTTTGACTTCATACCACTCATTCTAGCACAAAAAGACTTACGTCTATTTGCAGATTTAGAACCTTTTTTTAATTTAGAAGGCTTGGTAGTCACCGCAGTTTTTAATTTGGAACCAGGATTAGCTGCTCTATAAGAAGCAATTCCTTTTTTATTTAAACCACCTGAAGATGCTTTACCTTCTTTTCTAGTCCAAGCTGCTGTTCTAGCCACTGTGTTTAGCACCCATTAATATAATTTAGTTTTTTTTAGCCGTTTTTGCAGCTTGTTTAAATTGTTTAGCAGTAGGAGCTCCTTTAGATCCAACTTTTCTCATTTTTTCTTTTGAGCCTGCTTCTATTCTTTTTCTTTTAGTGTTAATGTTTGCGTATAGTCCTGGTTTAGCCATTATTTTTTTCCTTTATTGTTTGTTTTCTTCATACTCTTTGCATGCTTTTCCAAAAAAGTTGCTTGCTTTTTATGCATCGTTACAGATTTTT